TGTTGATGTCGGATGCCAGCTTTTGCTTTGCAGCTTCGCCCAGACGACCTTCTTGCAGTGCATCACGCAGCTCAAGTGCGTCCAGGATGAACGGCACGGACTTTTGGAAGCCGAGCGTTGCAGGGACGGAAAGCTGGGTGTATGCGCCGAAATTACCGGTCTGGTCCATGCCATCGTACGACTGTGCGATGTACGGCTGTGGACGATAGATGACGTTGTTCGTCCGCTCCATCATCGAACCTTCGGTGTTGTAGATGGACACGTTGCGGGACAAAACCAGCGCGTCGTTGAAGCCTTCGAGGATGTCCTCGAACGCTACGCGCTCTTCCTTACTGAATGAATTGCTCATGGAAAACTCCTAGTGGTTTATTTGGATGCTGATCGCTTCTGCGCCTTGTACGCAATGACCTTGGTCATGTTGCCAGTACGGGACGCATCTTCTCTCAGCCGCTCAAGGGTTGAGTCTACTGCGCCAGAAACTCGTCCCGTACCGGACACGATTCTTTCTGGCGGTGGTGCTGCTCTGCGGTTGGTAACTTTCAAATCTTTCTCCAGTTTTGCAACCGCAAAGGCGAACTTTACGGGGTCTTTGATGGCTGCCAGCTCTTGCGCCTTCTTTGGATTCTTTCCGAGTGCGTAGACGACCAGCGCGGGGTTATCCGCACCTTGGAGCATTACACCTTGCTGGGTGACGTTGAACAATTCCTGGGCCGCAGCCTCGGCATCGTCAAAGTCTTTGACTCGCAGCTCGGCTTTCGCCTTACCGTAGCCCTCCAGTTTGGCTTGCCAGGCTTTCTGCTGGGTCATAACTTCAGCTTCTTGCTTGGCGTTGACATCATCAGCCTGGCGTTTACGCTCAAACCAATTCGTCAGTGCTTCCTCGAACTTCTCGGCATCGTAATCGTGATCTTCTAGGTTCGGCTTCTTGCCCAGCACGACTGGTTTGATCTCAGTCGTAGAGGTTTGGAGCTTGCCTTGCAGTTCTCGATTTTGGCGTTGTAGTTCTCGGTTCGTCTTGCGCAGCTCGCGTACCCATTCAGGTGCTTGAGTCTGTTCTTCTTGAGGTGGCGCGTCCTCACCGATGGATACGACAACTTCGTCGGATTCCTCGCCGTCGTCTTGGTCTGTGGCCTGATCGCCTTCGGCTTGCGCCTCTGGCTGCTCGGTGGCCTCGTCCTCGATGACTGCGGTATCTTCGTCGTTATCGATCTCCTGATCTGCCTTTTGCTTCATCTTTTACCCCGTCTGAAACTCGCCCATTGATGCGGCTGGGTGGATGCCGTTTGTTGAATTATAACCTATTTAAATTATCAAACAGGCTGAATAATCTGGCCTCGCATTATTTCCTGCACCGCTTCTGCGTTGGCCATCGCCATCTTCTGAGCAGTTTCGTCGACCTGGCTCAGGGTCTCCAGTGTCTTGGCCCGGCTAAGTTCAGCGTCGGCCACGGTCTTGACCGTACTAGCGCGAGCCTGGGCTGCCTTGGCGGTGGCCTCCTCGGCTGCGGCTTGCAGGTACATGGCATTCGGGTCTTGCGGCTGATTTTGCATCTCGGCCATGAGTTCCTGCGCTTCTTCGTCTGTCGGCTTGACCACACCCATGCGCAAGAGCTTCTTGCGGAAGTAGGTGTTGGCGTCGCTGATACCCTCGCCTTCCATATTCATCATGGCCATTGAGGTGATGACTTGCTGGGTCTCTGGGTCTTGCGTGATCTGGAGCATGCCGGTCAACGCCCTAACTGTGGCAGCACGCTTGCTGCTGCTGGATGGCCCGACTTCGGACACCACATCAAATGTCGCAACACTCAAGTCGTTGGCCATCACCACCGCGCCTGTTTCCGTGTCGATCGTGGGCTGCATCAGCTCCACCATCCCAGCTGCGCCAGTCGGGGCGATCGTCTTCATCTTGCGCTTGTCTTCGATGTAGATTTCCTTAGCCATACTCAGCCAGATCTCGCCGCAACGTTTCATGCCCTTTGCAAAATTGCTCATGTAGATGAACGTCTGCATGTCAATGCGAGTCTGAATCATCTCGACAGCTTTGCCAGATACGTTAGACACCATCTTGTCAGCCCCCTGGGGGTTGCCCAGGATGTCCTGCATGTCTTGCTCGGTGATCTGCAAGAGCGTTGCCATAGCAGCTGGAATTGCTGCGCTGCGGGTATAAGCAACGGGGCCAGCGACCGTTAGATTTCCGTCTTGATCGGTGATCGGATTGACCAGCAGATACGGGTAATCGCGCAGGTTGTCTTCGGCCCACATGACTTGATGCCCGGCAACTTGCTCTGGGGTCAGGATTGGCTTCTCGATGCTGGACAGGGCTGAAATCTCGCCCAGCTTAGAGAGCTGCATGTTCTTCAGTCGCTGGGCATCCTTGGCCAGGCGCACAGCGCCCATGCAACGCTCGATGTTGTCGACAAACCAGCGTTTGCCGTACACCGGCACGATGGGTATGCACTTGCCTGCGATGTAGCCAGCATCTTCCAGCACCCTGCCGCCCGACATGATGTACTTACGAACTCGCATACGCTTGACACGCTTTTGGCGAATCTCGCGGCTACCGATGGCTAGCAGGGTTTGTTCCAGCATTTCGTCGTTCGTGAAGTCTTGCGGACTGTAGCGTTCCTCAGTTCCATCAACACCTTCGAAGATGCGGATCGTCTCGGTCTTTTCCTCGACTTTGTAGTATTCGGCAACGAACACCACGTCAGGGGTCGCCCAGTCGAACTCGTACTGGTGGATGATCTTGGGCCAGTCTGCCGGGTCGTCGTCGTAGGTTTCTTTGTAACTCTCGCGGGTCATGCTAGTGACCACGAAGCAATACTTGGCGTCGGACTTGTCCTGGCGTTTGGCGTTCAGGTCAAAGAAAACCGAGCTGTCGGCATCAAAGATCGGCTCAAAGCGGATCCGCTGACGATCGTCCTCTGGGTCTTCTTCGTCTTCGTAGACGGTGCGCAGCCGCCACGCACCGAAGCCGCCGCCCACAGCCTCCTCGAAGGCGTTGTCGTAGGCTTCGTCGGCCACGGATGCCTGCTCATCTGCGCGGTAGAGACCGTCGCAGACTTCGGCCAGCTTGTCGTTTTCAGTGCCGTCTTTGCTGACGTAATCGACAGTGATGCGATTGTTGCGGTACTCGTTGACGATGCGAATGACCGCCAGCATGATCTTGTTGACTTCAAACTTGGGCTTGTTCTCGTATTGATCCCAAAGTGGGCCTTCCCACTGTGCGCCGCAAAGACTATAAAAGCGTCGGTCTTGCAAGCATTGCAAGCGTTCATCCCTCAGTGCAGTTTGGATGTCGTTGTACTGCCGCAGAGCATCATCGTGCAAGTTCGAGAGCCGCTGGTCGTTGGTAAGTCGGGCCACGTTAGGATTCCTCAATTAATGCGATTATATCACCACTTTTTAACATTGGCGATGGGCGTGAAAATCGCTGACCTTGTAACGGCTGTACGCCGAACGCCTTCACAAGCGTAGCGTAAGGCGTCAATGACGTGATTCTTTTTGTCCTCAAGCACTGGCAATATCTTGCCGGTCAATGGGTCTGTTTTGTAGCTGTACAGGGTCAGCTCATCAATCGTATGAATGCAGCGCGGATGAACCACGATGTCATAACTCTTGAGAAACTGGATGCCCTCCTCGACCGATTTCGGGCCTTTGACGGCTGTCATGATCTTGGGGAATCCGTTCTTGCGCATATGGCTGATCGTCTCAGGCCTGGCTGAGTCGGCCACGATGGGCCACTTCTCTGACTCGGGCACTTGCATGAACAGCTCGGGTGTGTTGACGATCTCGCAGCCGACCATGTAGGTCTCGTAGTCAATGTAGAGCGTGCGCCCGACAATGTGACAGCGCACCAACGTGGTCGGATCGACAGAGAAACCCCAGTCAGCACCAAACCGGTGAATAGCGTCAGGCGGCGCGTCGAAGTCCTCAATGCGCCAATTCTTGAACACTCGGCTGTTGCTGTTGGTCAGATACTGACCCATCCAGACGTGGCTGTACTTGTCCGAGTCACGCCGCTTGTCATATTCCATCTCGTCCTTCAGGACTTGAGGAAACCAAGGGTTATCGGTGAAATTAACTTTTAAGACGTTTGAATCTTTAGGCGGTGTCGGGCCACGCAACAGGAAGTCCACCGGGTCGGACTGCAGGCGCGGGTTCCATGTGAACCACAATTCGCTGTCGGGCTTGCGGATGGTTGGCCGCAGCAAGTCGAGACTGGTCTGGCTCAGGGACTGGGCCTCTTCCACCCAGGCGCAGTCGTAACCCTCGAGCGACTTGATGCTGTCGGCGGTGTGGTTCTGCATGCCTTGGAAGATGATCGCGCCGTCGCCCTGCCTGGACTTAATGACGGAATCTTGAACTTCGAAGAACGCACCAGCATTCATGTCCTGAATCTTGGTCTCCAATAATCGCTTAACGGACTGATTCAACGATCTCTGAATCTCACGCACACAGACACTGCGCCGCCTCTGGTCTATGATGTGAGCCTCGATCATCAACTCGGCGAACATGTGTGACTTGCCCGAGCCTCGACCACCCCATGCGCCTTTGTACCGGCTGGGCTCCATCAGAGGAAGTGCCCACTCTGGGGTCGGGAGGTGCAAGACGGTCATGGTTTAACGACGACTCGCTCGATGCGGCGGAGCGTGAGTTCAGCGTTGAGGTCGATCTTCTGTGGAGCGTTGAACCCGTGCATAGCGTTGATTTCCTTGATGGCCCCAGTCATGCCGCCAGAATTGCTCGTATCTCGAGCTATTTCATAAGCACTGACAAGAGCCTTGACGCTCATTTCACGAGTCCAGAGTGCCTTTGCAGACAGTTTGGCCTTCAATTCTGCGACCCTTTGTGCCACCTTAGTGTCAGACACCAATTTACTGGCATTGACATGGATGCTGGAGTCCTTCATCTTGTCAACACCATATGACGTGCGGTATGCGTCAGCTTGGGTCATGCCATCGGCGATGCACTGGGCGAAATGTTCTTGCTTAGGAGTCATGATTGCGTTTCTGCATGATGGAGCGTGTCGACCGGAACCGATCTGCTCTCCCACGCCAGGTTAAAAGCCTCGACCGGTCGGCCGTCGAAATGCCCGATGCGGACCGCATCAGCAAACGTTTTGATGGATCGGATCGCCCCGGCTCCGACAGCCCCAAAGTCGATGGCGACCCATCCGGACGCACCCCGAATCATGATGAAGCAGACCGCCCCAAATTCGACACGGCGATGCATCCAGACGATCTGGCTACGACGAATTGCGACTTTACCATTCGGATCGGCCGCCTTCAACTCGATCCAGCCGCCTTGACCGCCAGGCAGCACGAAAGACACGTCGGGAATTCCGACGCTGAAACGGTCCTCGTGACGCTGGGCTACCCAGTAGTCGTCCATCGCAAGAT